GTGTGCTCTTCCGATCTAGAGAGGAGGTGCGCCCACTTTCCCACGTCACACTCGGGGCGTCTGGGGTTACTCGGTGAGGTCTGGGTGTTACCGGCCTGGTCACGGCCCTGCTGTCAGTGGATCGTCGGGATCGGCGGCGGTTGCTGTGCGAACCACAGTGCCCACAACGCGGCACGGAGCAGATCCTGCCGGCCTTCGGAGACGAGCCCGAGGCCGTCGGCTACCGGCCTGACTCTGGCGGCGGCGATCTGGCTGTCGAGGTCGGGGGTGCGGTCGTGGACGACCCGGCCAGCCGCGACCATCGATCGCAGGACGGCCAGTCCGCGTCGTGCTTCGGCACCGCCGGCCCTGGTCATCTGTCCGGGCATGTCGGTCGGTACGGATCGCCACATGGAGGCGCCGACGAGTAGCCGGGAGCCCGGCGAAACGTCGAGGAACTTGCGGGCCCACACCAACGCGTCGGCCCAGGAGTCGCAGACCATCCCGTCGACTTCGAAGCGTTCGCCGTCGGATGCGACGAATGCGACGGCGGCGCCGTTGCCGAAGTTGTCTTCGATCGCCACCCATCCCGGTTGGGTGGCGGTGACGGTGCCGGCGCACGTCGCCCACACGCCGTCGTCGAGCAGCAGCACGCCGGCGCCGCGGGATGCGAGGGACGGCCACCGGTTGTACCACTGGGCGTCCACGGCGACGCGCAGCTCGTGACCGGCGGGTGTGGCGAGGGCGCGGGTGACTGCTTCGCCGATGTCGAGGGCACGGTTCGTTGACCAGTGCGGCGACGCCTGGCGTGCGGCGATCAGGTCACCCAACGGCAGCGACGCGTCGGCGGACCATTCGAGCATCAGCATCCGGCCCGGACTGTCGAGGTCGGCGGTGCCCTGGAGCCGGTACGTCGGCATCAGGTCGGTGCAGTGGCTGTGCGATGTGGAGACGAGCAGGAGCTGGGCCTGCTGGCGTTCGACCAACGTGGGGGACAGGTTCTCGGTGATCGTCGACAGCTTCACGCCCTGGGCCTCGTCTGCGATCGCCAGCGACGTCGATGATCCGACGACGGCCTGTTGTGAGCGGACGACGTGTGCTCCGACGGTGAGGCCCTTGTCGATCTTCTCCTGGCCTGTTCCTCGGCGTACGTCGTAGCCGCATTCGTAGGCGCGGGGGACGGCGAGCTGCCAGACGTCGAGTGCGTGTCGCAACGTGTCGGCGGTGTGCATCACGAGCTGGGGTTCGCCGAACAGGACGGCGGCTTCGGAGCGCCAGTCGGCGAGGATTGACACGAACGTCGACTTGCCGGATTGGCGTGCGACGGACAGGTACACGTCGCGCCAGACGAGACGGCCGGTGCGGTCGTGCTCGAGGAGTCGGATGGCGACGAGTTGCTGCCACCAGAACAGGCGGACGTGGCGCACTTTCCAGGCCCAGTCGATGAGTTGTTTGCCGTAGCTGCCGACGGCGTTGGGGTGGGGGACGGTCATCAGTCGGGGCCACCATCCGTCGTCCGGTACGACTCGGACGGGGTCGAGCCATTTGACGTCCCAGACGGGTGAGTCGACGTCGAACCCGGCGGGGTCGTCGGCGACGGGGATGGCGGGCCCGTTCGGTGCGGCGAACCTCGGTGATCCTTGGGACAGGTGCCCGCCTTGTCGTCGGGCGCACGCCCAGCACGATGGGACGAGTCGGCAGCAGCCGGAGCCTTCGCGGTGGAAGTGTCGTGACAGCGGCGGTTGGTGGTCGGCGGTGGTGGCCGGGGCGGGACAGTACGAGCATGTCGGGCCGCCGGCTAGGCAGGCTTTGCGGGCACGCCGGTATTCGGCGGTTCGGTACACCTTCGCTGACTTCGATGGTCTGCCCATGGGTGCATTGTTGCATTTGCAACATGGTCGTGGTATACGCTGCTAGCCCGTGGGCAAACGGGACGTCGAGCATCGGCAGCTCCGACCCGTCATCCCGAACGCCAACGACCCGGCTGACACGCCACCGGCGACTGTCGGTCCGTCGGTGGCGACGCCTGGCGATCCGCATGGCGTGTTGTTCATTGATGACGGCACGACTGGCACGGTGATCGGTGGCGGGCCTCCGCGTCCGTCGCCGTGGTCGGGGTGGCCGGCGGAGTGGGACACACCGAACTGGTGGGGCCGTGTCGACGATCTGACGGATGTGGCGTGGGGCTGTGTGGATCTGATCGCGTCGCTGCTGGCGTCGATGCCGCCGTACCTCGTCGGCGCCAGTTCATCCCTCGACGACGAGTGGCTGATCAACCCGGACCCGGACTTGTACACGTCGTGGCACGAGTTCGCGAAACAACTCTGGTGGGACTTCATGCTCGGCGAGGCGTTCGTCGTGACGACGGCCCGCTATTCGACGGGGTGGCCGGCCCGGTTCCATGTTGTCGATCCGTGGCTGGTGAACGTGGAGATGGACGGCGGCGGGCGCCGGTACACGATCGGGAACCTGGATGTGACCGGCGACATGTTGCACATCCGCTACCAGTCACGCACCAGTGACGCGCACGGGCACGGGCCGCTCGAGGCTGGCCGGACGAGGATCATCGCGTCACGGTTGTTGTCGCGGTACATCTCGAATTTCGTCGGTGGTGGGGCGGTGCCGTCGGGGATCATCACGCACCCGGCGGCGTTGACGGCTGAACAGTCCGCCGGCCTGCAGGACCAGTGGCTGGCGGCCCGCTCGTCGATGATGGGCCTGCCCGCCGTCCTGTCGGGTGGCGTCGAGTTCCAGGCGACTCAGCAGTCACCGGCCCAGATGGGGATGGTGGAGTTGGCGCAGATGACGGAGTCGCGGGTGTCGGTGTTGATGCGGGTGCCGCCGTTCCTGATGGGCCTGCCCAGCGGCGGCGATTCGATGACGTATGCCAATGTGCAGTCGATCTTCGACTATTTCTGGCGGTCGGGGTTGAAGTCGCGTGCCGATCCGGTGGTGCAGGCGTTGTCGGGGTGGGCGTTGCCGCGGGGGACGACGGTGGAGGTGAACCGGGACGAGTTCGTGAGGCCGGGGCCGTTGGAGCGGGCGCAGACGTGGCAGATCTTGATCGGGCTCGGTGTGGTGTCGGTCGAGCAGGTGCAGGAGATCGAACGGTTCACGATCGCCGCGCCGTCGACGACGTTGACGTCAGGAGTGCTGCAATGACCGAGACGCTGTTGGAATCGTCGCCGCCGTCGCGGGCACCCATCGGGCCCGTCGAGTGGCGTGCCGCCGTCGCCGTGTCCGGGGTCGACTTCGCCGATCGGATCATCGAACTCGTCGCCGTCCCGTACGACGAGGAGACGGTCGTCGAGTATCCGCCGGGGTCGGGTCGGGCGATCACCGAGTCGGTGAACCGGGGCGCGTTCGACGGGTTGGAGAACCGGCCGGGTCGGGTGCGGGTGAACCGTGACCACGACGTCGCACGCACCGTCGGCCTCGCCAGGGCGATCCACACCGACCGCACCAACGGGCTCGTCGCCGAGGCGTACATCTCACGCACGCCGCTCGGCGATGAGACGTTGCAGCTCGCAGATGATGGCGTGCTGGGCGCGTCGGTCGGGATGGCGGTGCGGCCGGCCGATCAGATCTGGTCGGCCGGTCGCAGCCGCCGCCGCATCGCGAAGGCGTTCCTGGATCACATCGCTCTGGCACCGAACCCGGCGTACGCCGGTGCCGAGGTGCTGGCGGTGCGGACGTCGCCTCCGCCGCCGTCGTTCGAGGCGCCTCCGGCGACGCCGTACCTGGACGAGGTGCTCGAGTATCTGGCGTCCTTGACACGCAAATGACAGCCGTGTAATTCTTGTCGGCGAGTAGTCGACATTCGCACTACCGGCCGTCTGGACACGTAGGACGTGGCGGGCCGTAGCGGGTACGAGCGCCAACTGCGTCAGGAACTCATCTGTTTCGACGTACCGGAGGCCCAGCCGTGCCCGCACCCGCACCCCACACCGACGCCATGATTCGTCGCCTCGAAGGCGAGATCGAGGAACGGAACCAGCTGATCCAGGGCCTCGCCCAGGATGCCCAGGCCGCCAACGGTGGCACCGGCCGGGATCTGACCGATTCGGAGCGTGAGTCGATCAACCGGGCACGGGGCCGGATCACCGAACTCGTCGAGCAGCTCGAACCGCTCCGTGAGTCGTCACGCATCGCCATCGATGCCCGTCAGCGGGCCGAGGTGATCAACAACGAGATCGAACGGATGCGTGGCCGTGGCGGCGTGCCCGGCGACGTCGAGTACCGCAGTGCCGGCGCCTATCTCGCCGACCTGTACGCCGCTGCCATGAACGGTGGCGACGACGCCCGCAACCGGCTCGAATCGTTCAACCGCACCGCCGCCCACCAGACCACGACCGACAACCCCGGCCTCCTCCCGGAGCAGATCGTCGCCCCGGTGCTCAACCTCGTCGACAACGCCCGCCCGGCGGTGTCGGCCCTCGGCCCCACCGACCTCGGGTCCGGGTCGTGGGCCTATGCGAAGGTGACGCAGCACACCCAGGTCGGCGTGCAATCGGCGGAGAAGGCCGAGATGGCGTCGCGCAAGATGACGATCACGAAGACGTCGATCACGGCGCCCACCTATGGCGGCTACGTGAACGTGTCGAAGCAGGACATCAACCGCACCAGCCCGCAGATCCTCGACATGGTGATCGCCGACCTCGCATCGGAGTATGCGACGGAGACGGAGAAGGCGTGCGTCGCCGCACTCCTCGCCGGCGCGACCGCCGGCACCGCCCTCGACGCCACCCCGACGGCAGCCGAGATCGCCACCGCCCTGTGGTCGGCGGCGGCGACCGTCTACTCGAGCATGAAGGGCGGCGGCCAGCTGCTGCTCCTCGTCGCACCCGGCGACATGGGCCTGTTCGGTCCGATCTTCGCCCCGGTGAACCCGCAGAACGGATACTCGTCCGGGTTCAACGCCGGCAGCTTCGGGTCCGGGGCGATGGGTGCCATCTCCGGGATCGCGACGATCATGACGCCGGGGTTCGCCGCCGCCGGTCAGGCCCTCGTCGTCAACACCGGCGCCGTCCGAGTGTTCGAGCACCGTTCCT